CCACAAAATTATAAATTAAACACAGATATTTTTTAATCAACTAACTTTAAATGATAACCAAAATAATAGTTAAACCTGGAAATTGTTTCCTTGATGACTTTAGTGAAACTACATCTGAAGGATTAGTTTTAGAGTCCATAGAGTGCAAATTTGACAATTCTCTTTTATCAAAATATGATCAAAAAATATTAAACAATAAAGAAAAATATAAAGACTGGGTTGATACTCAAAGGCTATTCTTACCTGACAATGATCTGACAGATAGGAGATGTTATTTAAGATTTGATGCAAACCAGACAGACAAAGGGAAAAAACTTTATTTCCTTGTGACTAGTAGACTAATTACTCATATAAAAGAACAAGTGATTTATTGCCTATATATAAAACATCATTCCATTAATATGAATAAGGATATAAAGATTGAGCTATCAAATGAAATTGACTCAGTTCAGGATATCATGAATTATGCAACTGGCTCACATTCAGCTGAAACTGCTAATTCTGCTCCATCTATGATTGTACATCAGATAGTATCTCTTCATCTCTGCAAGATTCTAAAGAATGCAACTGCTACATTTGAAAATAATTACATTAAGAACAAACCAGATGTAACTATAAGTTTTGGTTCTGAGTCTCTTCATATAGATGTAACAACTAAGAAATCATTTGAAGATAAGGAAAAAACATATAAGAATCAATCAGTTCTTTTAATAGACAAATACAGTTACATGGAAAATGTTCTTAGAAGAAACTTCGATCCTGATTTTTATGATCATCTAATTAAACTGTCCAAAGCTAATGATCAAAGAGATGTATATATAATTCAAGAGATGTTGGACAGACAGAAAATATCAAAAACCGAGTTTCAAATGACAGACCTAGATTTTGCAGATTTCCTTAGCAATTCAAATGAGAATGTACTAGATTTCTTCTGTTCTTGTGCAAGAGATGCATTATATGAGCATACTAAAGATCTTATGAATAAATCAAAAACAGAAAACTCAAAAGATTTAAAGTTTGTTAAAGAAGATGAAAATGTGGTCTACAGATCAAAGCTAAGACCTAAGAAGAAACTTTTTTCTTGGCTAGATTTTGAAATAATTAAGAGATTTAAAGAACAGTCTGATACTAGTATAAATCTGTCAACAAATGAAATTAAGTTTGAAATAAAGGATGACTTGCTGCGTCTAGCTTTTGAGACTCAAAAAGACCATGAGAGACCTTTTTATAATCAAGTAGATAAGCTAATGATTAATAGAAAATCATATGATGCTATTATAAACTACAAGAAGCAGACAAGATCATATTTGAAAGTGGCATCGCAAGACGTCAAATACTACAATGAAAACTGCAGGAAAATGGCATCTAAGAGAAATGCAAATTATTATCGAAGTTTCCCAACTGGTAAGATAACACTTTCTAACCATAATAAACCATGCAGTGATTATGTAGTTAAGAAACCAAAGAGTCATCCTAAACTTGTTCATTTCATACCAATTGAAATTAAAAGAGAGTCCAGTAACGAATTAATGATGAGTGAGAATCTTGAATCCTACATTGATAAAACATTTTATGACCTGAGCCTTGATTTCTATGATTCAATTGATTTATTGTCTCTTATTAGACTAGACGCTAGTATGGAGTTTATACAAGTTCTATCTTCTTCAAAGATCTATGTTCTACTTAATCTTTTTAGGAAAGCATCTGAGAGCATTTCATTTGGATGCAAATCTGGTTCTGCCTTTTCAATAGACTGTTCACTAACATCTTTAAGTCTGCACATATATATATCTGGCTCAGTCATGCAGACAGATAAGGGAATAGCTTATGTGAGTCTAGTGAACCAAGGTCAGTTAATAAAGACATGGGCCTGGAGATCCTCTGACATTAAATATTACAAAACTGCTTCATCAAGGCTAATTGCATCATCGTTATCAGCATGGAAACATATCCATCCAAGTAAGAGACTTAGAATGTTTAATCTTTATTCTATGATTATTCTGGAAAACTCATGGGGAGACAGCTGTGTCCTTAAGCCTTTCAGATATCTTGTTACAGGATTCTCATATAAATCACCCATGGTATATCAGCAAATAAGGAAATTTAGCAAGGAAATGGATAAAATGTCAAAGATGTGTGAGAATAAAATGTCTTTAACTTACATAGACTCTCTTCTGTCTGTTTTATCAAGTAAAGAAGAGCTTAAAATGGGATCTAGTCCTCTTCTAAACATAAGTCCTGATCAGATGGGTTATGAAGCTTTCCTTATGAACCTCTGTCCATCAAGCACTTATGGTAAGAGGAAACACAAGGTTGATGTTTTGAAAGAGCTAGTTTTAGAAATAGAACTCTCAAATGCTTATCAGCCAGCTGTTAAAAGACATTTTTCAACAATTCATTATCTGATAAATTATTTTAAGGAGAATGTAAATACCAAGGTGCAAATAACAAAGTTATTTAAGGACATGCTTGTAGAGCTAGATATTCTTTCCAACAAACAGGATGGTAGATTCACAATGTCTCCTATATCTCTACTTATCATTTATCCGGAGATAAAACAACTGAATAAAACAAATTTTATGGGAACTGTTCCCAGAATACAGGAATTAATGACAATGAAATCAGCTTTTGATCCCATTAACTTTAAAGATGGTTCAGCTCTTGAATCAATTGCCTCTCTTGTAGCCTTTTCAAATTTAACAACAGTTCCCTTAATTGCTGTGAACTTATTGAGAAATACTGTTGATCTAACATTTAAGATGTTTGACAAGGATCAGATTGGTGGAAATAGAGAAATATCTCAAATGAGTTCTGAATTTAGAATCCTACAGTCTATCACTGAATCATTCTCAAAGAGACTTGGTTACTCTACAGGAATAGACATGTTGGATAATCCAGCTAAACTTAAACTTCTGGGTGATGCTCAAAATGAATGCAATGAATATAAGGGTTTAAGAGAGACAGTTGATCAAACAAGATGGGGCCCTAACTTCTGCACTTCCATATTTGGTTATATGTTTTCTTTATTTTTAAGACACACAACTGAAGCACTTATGCCTATGATATGCTGTTTCCTGTCTGAATTTAAGACTTTCCAAATGTTGCCATATCCAGAGTTATCAAATTATCAGCTAACTGGCACAACATTAGCTGGAATTAGAGGTGCTTTCCATATGGGACAAGGAATATTTCATTACACTTCATCTCTTTATCATTCACTAGTTCATAGTGCAATTTCTAAGCTTAAAAGGAAAATAATAATTGATCAGTTAAAAAACAGGATTATTTCAGATTGCATTCCTAAATCCTTCGGAATAAAAGACTTGGACTTGGTAACTAGAACTTTCATTACTAGTGATGATGTAGCTATAATAACTTATGCAAAAAACAGGGATCAATCAGAGAATAAATGTCTAGATGATACTGTAGTTAGAGAGGTAAATAAGCTAATAATAGAATTCAGTAAAATTTATCCAAATATATTACAAGTTTTCTGCATAAAAACTAGTGATTATAAAAATATGATATCTTATCAATCTTTTGAGTTTAATTCTATTTTCCTTAATGAATCGTCTGTTGGGAGTAACTCATTGAAATTCTTAAATAGTCTGATAGACCCTTTCACATCAGGAAACCAATTGAGAGACATCAGAAAGATATTCGATGTTTATATTGATGGACTAAACTCAGGTCTATCACCTGATGAATCACTAGTCTGTATGATAATGAACATGAAGACTAGATTACTACAATGGGGTTCAAGCTCTGATGTTGTAATGTCTTTAATAGATCTATTTTTTAGAGAACAAAGTGCTCAATCAATTAATAAGGAGTTGTTTCCAATTGAGTGTACCACACAGACAATGTATAAGGAAGCATTGAATTCAATCAAGTGCAATACTGTTTTGCCTTACAGGAACTATTCAAAGCACGAGAAGTCTATGAGTAAATTCTCTAACATTCTTAGTCTAGATGAGCTAATATATGAATCTGATCTAAAGAAGCTAACACTGAGCAAATCAAAAGAGAGAAGACTAGGATCTAACAGGGGCCTTGTATTAAGCAAAAAACTAAGAGATGAGTCAAGGATAATCTTACCGATAACATCAGAGTCAGAAGCAACACATGTTTCTGGTCCTGCTATATTAGCATATCTGATTCATGATAGAGGTGAGTTACTACTTACTAGCAATGATGATGGATACATACTAAGACCAACTCTTCTCTTTAAAACACTTGAAAAGGGTTTCCAAATGAAAAGATATAAAACATCTGATTTCTGTGGAGTGAGTATGAAGGACTTACTGTACTCAAGCTATAGAAGAGTGCCTTATATAAATTCTAGCTCATCTTCCCTGGAAACTTTGTTACATATAGGCAGAAAACATTGCATTCTTAAAATATCTGAAGATGAAAGAATAGAAAGTATGAATTATAACGAGAGACTTATTTATTTTGATGAAATCATAAGCACAATAAATACAAGTGGCTCTGCTAGTCAATTAATCTATTCAGAGGAATACGGAACATATGAGTCATATCACTTCCCTTTGATGACTGAAGCATTATCATTTGTTCCAAATATACCATTGTTAAAGACATCCAGTCCTATAGACTATGGTTATTCAGCCGGCTATAATATATACTTCTGGGACTTGGACTCATCTGGCACATTGTCACACTTATCAACCGAATACTTTAAAAGGAGGGATATCTTAGCTTCAGTTTTTGACTTTACACCTACCATAGACGATTTTACAACCTCAGCAATTTCTCTTTTAAAAACAGACAAGCAATTTAAGAGTAGGTCATCTAATATCTCCAAAGTTTTCATTAATTTCTCCATGATTATTAGGCCAACAGATGAGGGAAGTGATGTCTTTGTGTTAGAAGATCCAGTAATGGGTGAGACTAAGCTAACTGTAGATGAGATGAGAGATATGTTCCTAGATGCCTTTAGAGAAGAAAATTTCGACTTTGACGATTTGATGGAAGCTGAGCCAAAAGTCAAGGAAAAACCTGATGATCCTGGTTTTTTCTCTCTAAAGAACATGAAAATTAAAAGAATTGTTTTCTCTTTTGAAGTTGATAGATACGTTATGTTAATTCAGCAACCATTTTTTAGGAAAATGATTATTAACAATGGAATGCTATTCTCCATGATAAGGCAGGGATTTGTTCACAATGTTTCAAAATCATCTCCAGAGGAAATACTATACTCTATTATGCTTGGTGAAAGGGAGAACACATCTGATCTTAGTTTGAGAGTTCCAGGAAGGCTGAGACCATATAAAATAAGATTAATGTCACTCTTCTCTATTCAGAATACTGTTGACTTATGTTCAAAGAAAACTGTTCTTGAATCTTTTAAATCAAGCTACAAAGAAAGACTGAGGAATCTAGTAAGTCTATGTGAATCACCAGATTATCTTAAAATTGACTTACTAATGGGTCTTCCTGGCAGTATTAGATTTTCTGATCAACCTCTTGGAGTTATTAGGAGTTTAGAATCCTTTAAAGCTTATGTTTCAGATTTTAAAATTGAAAATTTACTGTTTAAAGATGATTATATAAAATGGTAGTTGATTAGCTTTTAACAATTATTTTCTAGGTATTG